GCTGGAGACGCTCTGGTAAGGTTCGACTCCTAGACTGTCTAGTCTTGTATAACGTACACACAAACGGCGACGACGTCGCTTTCTTGTGTCCGGACAACAAGACCTATGCAGCCTGGGGTCGGGCTACCTCCGCTGTGGGACTTGCGCCCTCCTTGGGAAAGAACTACCGTTCTCGAGAATTCTTAATCATCAACTCTGAGTTACGTATCCTTACGGATTCGTACCCGGAGCATGAAGTAGTAGAACTCGACGGACGGGAAGAGAAGTTGTCGGATGTCGTGTACGGACCGCGTTGGTTCTACACGAACTTCTTGAACTTGTCTGTTCTTTTCGGGATGGAGGCCAAGGGGCCACAGAGTGGAAGTTCCGTGTTTGATAAGACACCCTACTTCCAGACTGGCGACTACGCACAGGCGTTAGTGCGTGGTGTGGACGAAGAGACGAGAATACGCTGGATGTACGCGTTCACCCAATACTGGCGACCTGTATTGGATCGTGCACCAGCCAATTGCATTTGGGAGGCCCCCTACGCGTTAGGAGGCCTGGGGTTACCGGCGTTCCGGACAACTGTCAAGTTTCCGGAGACTGCCCTTAAAGCGGCAGCTTATGTGGCCTGTCTGGACACAAAAGCTCGGTTAAGAATCATAACGCCCCCTTCCGTCCGTGCGGATTCAACTCCCTGGACAGACCAGATTGCAAAGTTCTCTCAGAGCGGCACCGTCGTTGAGCGGGTTGTCGATCGCCGATCAGTGATCGAACAGCTTGGTCAGGCTGCAGCGTTCAAGGAGGGTGGAACCTCCGCGACTTGGGGTGAATTCTTAACTGACTTCGACCCCTACGACGAAGAATCAACAGAAACCATGTGGGATCATCTCCGCAAAGCGATTCGCGAGTTGGTGTGGCAGAAGCCCCATCACTTAGAATCTGGAGATATCCGCCCGGGCTGGGACTCCGATGTCGGTTGGTACCTGGAGGGGGAGGAGGGGACGAAAGTCTCCTGCCCCGCCCCCTCGTGGCACCCAATCGAGGAGAGTCCTCTCGGATTGGTTTCTACTGATTTCTCTAACTTCACACATGCTTATCCATCCGGTGTTCAACGTGGTTCTATCAGCTGGTTATCAATCCAGTGGTTCTACCCCCATTTGTTCAAACGGATGGTCCGTGTCTCCTCTCCTAAGGCAGCCCGCCTCGAGGAACAAGAGGAGGGTCGTTGGCGTGAATCCCATCAAGGCGAACGGATGGATCTTACAACAACCTCTCGGATACGGAACCTTGTTAAGAAGGCAACCCTTTCTACGATGCCGTCCTGGTATCAGAAGATGAAGGACCCTGCTTGGAGCTCAACTTCGCGCGTACGCGCGGAGCAGGCATTCACCAAGCGCCTCTATAATAAGGTTTACAAGCCGGCGAAGCAGTCGTCAGTGCAGCCTATGAAGCCGTCCACACTCGCCACGTGGACGGATCCTCGCATTCTCGAGACATATACGCTTCGTCCGAATTATCGGACGTGGATCTATGGTCTCGAAATGTGAGGCATAGCGGCGGCGGCGGGTCAGGGGTCCTTGGAGAGGCAACTCATCCATAAAAACCTGACGTGAATATATTTGTCGTGTTAATACCATTCAAAGCTTGAAGTAGTGTACACCTCGAAAAGTTTGAAACTTCGTCCTTAAGCAAGACAAGTTTGGCAGTGTGATTAGGTCTGCTAGGACCTCGACTGGGATGCGGGAAGCTGGGTTATCAAATAACGCCTGGCCATTGGAAGAAAGAAATCTCCTACCCCTCCTTACTCGACACACAGAAACGCCGATCTCAGACCCTAGTAAGAGTAACTCTCTTGTCCAAGGGAGCAGCCATTGAAGAGCAGCGGGTGGTTTGACGCGACAAACCGG